CCTGCAACACCATCAATCTAAGCCAGTCAATAGCTTTAGCAACATATAAGCTTACAGCAACAATCAAGCCGCCGCTAATAATTGTAGTTAATGTTTTAGCAGAAGAGGCTATCATATCTAACCCTCTAGCCAACCCGCCAACCAAACCTACGCTACTGTCCATAGAACCAATTGCTTGCGTGAATGCCGTTTTAACTTTGGTCATTGCGCCATCAAAAGTAAGAGGAAGCGAATTAGCCATCTCTGCCCACTTAGCTTCCATCTCCTTCATTACAGGTATGATTTTTGCAACATCTAGTGTGCCTTCAGCACCCATTTTCTTTAATTCAGATCTAGTGATACCAACCTTTCCGTTGACACCAACTAAACTGTTTTCTAATGCTCTAAGTACGATTGGAGCACCTTCGGCTACAGCGTTAAACTCAGCACCATTCAATCTGCCAGCTGCTAAGGATTGGGAAAATTGAAGCATAACAGAACTAGCTTCAGCGCCTGACGCACCACTGGCTTTTAAGGCTGCGGATAGGGCTGTAGTGACGCTAAGGGCATCTTTGGCACTATACCCATAAGCTGCAATAGCCGGTACGGTACGAGTATATAATTGAACAACACCTTCTAATGGCACTCTCAGCTTCATAGCAACATTGAATAAATCCTCTTGTGCCTTGGATGCTGCCGCGCTGCTGCCTACAACTTGTGTAAGGCGAGCATTCATCATTTTCCAGCTATCAGCCATCTCAATAATAGATGAGGACATTCCTACAAGCCCACCCATAATAAGGCCACCACCAAGTAATGTTCTAAGCTGCGCTATAGAACCTCCAATGGCTTGGAAGGCATTCTTGGACTCATCTGCTGATTTCTTGCTTTGTGTTCCTACGCCAGCAATTGCATTTGTCACCATTTTAATCTCAGCTACGGCTGCTGCTGTCCCTGAAGAAGCTGGTACAATGCTTGTTGTGTTTGCTACACGTTGTAAATTCTGTAATTCTTTAGATACAGCTTGGTATGAAGAAGAAGAGGAAGTGGAGAATTTCTTCGTAGCCACTTCCGCCTTGTCAGCTGTTGTAGAGAGTTTATCTAACTTGGCTGTGCTATCGTCAATACCAGAGCTAACCACTTTAATTGATAATGTACTAACGTCCACAGCCATAATATTCTCTCTAATTTATTTCTTCATTTTCATAAGGCGATCTTTGCATTCTATTAAACATTGCTTTAAGACCACTTTCAACAGCATCTTTCTTATCTTGACTATCAGCATCAGGAACAAATGGAGCATGGGCTTCTTTTTCGCCACTACTCTTAGTATATTCTCCAGCATAAGCTTTGCTCATTTTGTGCAATAGCTCTACCTGAAACGCTGATAAACCAATTCCAACCAACCTGCTCCAGCACCATATTTCTTGAAATGAAATGTGTGTAATCCCCATCCCATTACTGCTTGCTGGACCCACTTCTGTTAAATATTTAATCATCATCGGCTCAAAGCCTTCTAGGGGAGGCATTTCTACTCCCCCTTCGTGCTTGGCTAATAATGCTTCATACCTGCTCACTCTATCCTCTCCTTTACTAGCAGAGCTATTAAGCCAAGCCATATGCCTAGCATAAAGAGTGAGCCTTTCTTCTACTTCCCCAATTGCAAGCTAATGTCTTGCGTAGCAGCATCAACTTGGTCACGAATCCAGAACAAAGAAGTGTTTTCATATAATTCACGAACATTCTCTTTAGTGATGGCTGAGCCTCCAATAGAGATGTTCTTAACATCCACTGTAATGGCTACAAGCAAGTCAGTTTGTTCTTCGCGGAAGGATTCTGCTGAAGGAGTTTTCTTGCCACGCTTTAAGCTTACATTCAAAAGCTTGTTCAAAGCAGAGCGATATTCTTTTGAGCCTTGGCTGTATAATTCGATAGAAGGAACATTGCCTTTACTATCTTTAATAACTTCATCCGTTTCAGGATTGCGAAGTTCAACTACCAAAGTGTTCTTTACTGCTAATGTGTTTAAATCAAACATTTTATAATACCCTCATATTATTTTTAATGTCACGGAATTGTGAATTAATTTACTACAAATAAAAAGGAGAGACTAAAAAGCCTCTCCCATGTTTACACCAATAAATTTTTAGAATGTTAATTCTTAGAATGCAACCAAGTCATTATCAATTTCTAACGAAACAGATGCTGCAAAGATTTGATCTACGCTACCAACATTAGTAGTATACTTCATTGTCTGAGCAGAGAAATATTGACCAGTGAGGTCTTGGAACACTACTTTAAAGCTATAACTGGTATCACTATCAGCAGCAGCAATCAAAAGAGTTTGACCTGCATCAGATGGCACACGAGCCATTGACAATGTTGCAGCGCCATTGTTATATGAGCCACGACGTTTAACTGTTTGGCGGGAGCCTACTGGATTATGTGTAACCAGATTGTATTCTTTACCCCATTCACCAAAGTCAGTGATTTCGCCAACTTCAGTCCAAGACAAAGCACCAAAACCAGCTGTGTTATAAGTTGCAGGGGCAGAAGCTGATACGTAAAGTTTAGTACCGGCAGATGTACGTGCTAAAGAAGCCATTTATTTATTCCTTGTTATTCTTGTTTTATTATGCTAATGTGTACAAATGAGCCGTAACACCAACACCACCTGTTACTGCAACTGTGCCTTGCAAGAAAGCACTAATTTTACCAAGTTCAACAGCCACCGTAGAAGATGCTGGTACTGTTACTGCCTTACCTGCTGATACGTCCACTGTACCACCAAAACCGGGAGGAGAGATTGTTGTAGAGCTAGAACCATCAATAGTCACAACTACTGGTGAAGCTGTGGTATTATATAATTCTAGGATTTGGCGAGTGCCATCACCATTCCATACTAAAGTATCAGAAGCCGATAATACTGTACGAGCGATTGTTGTAGCACCCGTAGTATTGCGAAAATCTGTTTGTGCAATTACTGCCATGTTATTTCCTTATTGTTTTTTATTGTTAAGGCTATGCTACAATGCCTTCTTTGCGGTAATATACTACTACGGGGATTATCACCCAACCAGAGTCGTACATTGGTTGATGCTTGGATGGAGTACGTTCAATTGATACAGACCCCACCTTTGGGATAATTGGGAAGAGCTTAACCATTTCATCAGCTAATTCATCCAATCTGCCCATTCCTTGCCCATCAAGCCCCCAGCAATTAATATGAAATATCCCAAGCTCTCTTGTTCTATTAGCATCCACTGTCGGGTTTTGTGTCATTGCTGGGAGAAGGAATGGCTGAAGAAACAACCCTGAAGATGGCTTGTTTAAAGCAAAGCCTTCATAGGCAATTGGAATCTTAGGTAATTGGCTATCAGCCCAAGCTTTAAGCCTTCCTTCTAATTCACTTCTTATTGACATATTATGTCCTTATTTATTTTCAAAGTATATAATGAAAAGGTAATTTGTCAATAGGCAACGAGCTATTAAGATTATTTATATTTGCTAGGAATGTCTAAGAATCCTCTAGCCACCATATGATAGGCTTCCACTGTTCCTGTCCAATAATGCCAATTTGATGTTGGATTTATTTCCTCAGGCCAGCCAAGCTTCTCTGCTCTATATGCGTAAGGGCTTTCATTAAGCATTGTTACAAAATTATCTTTGTAAAATATACCTTGCTTTCTAAGCATATTAACAAGCCTAGTTTCTACACTATCTGCACTCTTGGGATTTTTAATTGTTGAACGGAATGTTGTGTCCATATCTGTTTTCCATTCAGCTACTCCAAATCTCCAGTTGTTTACAAGCCAGCCTTTTGAATACTTTGCTCCATTGACTTGTTGCGGTGTATAGTCAATAATTCTTGAAAATAGATGCAAGGCTAAATATCTACACTCATTGTCTACACGCTTTAACGTATTCTTAGAGAATGTCTCAATGCTTTTAGAGAAGGCCCCCATACACTGCTCCTATTTTCTAATATACAATTCCCACAAAATTGAGTTTGTTGTTGTTGGGTTTATTTCTTTAAAAGTGACAACATCGTAGCTATCTCCTTTAATAGTTATTGTATCTCTACCCGGAACAATCTCGTTTGTAATCCAATTTGGATTATCACTCTTTACAGGAGGTTGAATGAACAACTGCTTATCTCCAGCCTCGATTAATGTGCTTCTAAATGTGGATGTGCCATTACTCTGAAGAGTTAAATCAAACAACATACCCCTAGCAGGGATAGTTTCTTTTACTTCTACAAGTCTGCTTGTTTCAACATCATATTCGCTTGCTTCTGTTGTACGTTCAATATTTAAATCAAACCCGTACATTGCCATATATTTTGAAACAACTTTATCGAACACAGCTTGTGGGCCAAAGAAGTTAATTCCTTGATTATTGACTACACTCATGACAACACCCAGTAACCATTATCTGGCCCTTCAGCCCACATCTTCATATCATCCCAACTTGTCCCAGCAAAATATCCAGCATTCCAGTAATTTTGAAATTGAATAAGTTTGTTATCAGCATTACTTGTGCTAGAATTAACAAGTGGATTGAAAGACATAAATGCAGGGTCTTTCGTAGTTAGAATTAGGAATTGTTTATATTGGTCAAATGTTTGATTATCATAGCTCTCTAGTTGGGCTAGTTTAGTTTTTGTATTCCGTGTGAGCATTGCTAGAATATACTGAGCAATCACTCCTGAAGCTTTAACAATATTATTATTGTTGTCTGTCAGCGTAGATTGATATACACTATCAGGGAGCCAAGGTAAGTCAGCCCAATCGCCTACGCGCAAGCGCATCTTACCAATTGGTGTTGTAGGGTCAATTACCGGCATAATTTTTCTTTCTTATAATGTGAATAAAGCCCTCCCATCTCTGGAAGGGCTGTCTCTTCTAATTAGGATTAGTTAGAAGAATATCCACGAATAATCACTGCTGGACGCAAGCAAGCATTAACGAAGTTAGATTCAGTTTCAATTTCAATCTTATCCCCACGAGGGCTTTCATACTCGAACATATAAACTTGTTCGCCCAATGTATTCACCAAGCCAAACTTTTGAGCTGGGGCAAAGTAGGTGCGGAAAGCATCAGTGCCAGTTGGAACAAATACACAATCACCAGCTGGAATCAAAGCGGAACCAGCATATGTATCATTCATTTCAATGAAGCGAACGCCACCATACTCAAACTCGCGGTGCATTGTAGTGTTGCCACCCAAACGCTCACGCAGAGGTTGTACACCGTCTTTGTAGTATTGATAAGCAGCTTTAACAGTTGGATGCTTAATCAAGTTGGAGAAGAATGTACGGGAAGCAAATCCTACAACACCAGAGATAACGCCGCCGTTTCCAGCATTTGTTTGGATGTTGTAAATTACTTGGTCAATCTTATCCAAAATTTCTGTAGTGCCTGTACCAAATACAAAGTCAATGGTAGTTTGAGTTACACCAAACTCAGTAAACCAGTTTTGCGTTACAGTGCCGTTAGGAGCATATACAGTGCCAGCTGTCAGCACTTGAGCACGAGCTTTTTCCAAAGTCCATGCGTGATCTTGACGGATACGTTCCATTTTACGGGCACGTACATTTGCCAATTGGTCAGCTTGGTCTGGAGAGCCGTAAGCGCGTACACCTTGCAAATCGGATGGCAGGATTGCATCATCGTCTGGGAAGTGAGGAATTACGAAGCTGTGCAGCTTGCGAGTGTAGTCTTTATTAACAGAGTTACGTTCACCACGTACACGGTCAACAATCAAAGCACCATCTTTGATGATTTCTTCAAATACTACAGTGTTCTCGGCTACAGACTCTTCAACGAACAAACCTGAATTTGTAATTGTACCCCATTGATTTGGGATAACATTAAGCTCTTGAGTCCAGTCATTTAAGCGAAAAGCATTACTAATATCGCGTGTAATCATTTAATTTATTTCCTTATTATTCTTATTTTATATTAGTAATTAGATTGATTGCTCTACAAGGATACCTTGAGCTTTCAAGGAATCATAGGCGAATTGTTTTTGAGCGCCGGAGGAGAATGTAGCATCCAAGAACAAAGCATCTTTCGATACAACAACTTTACCACGAGCTAACACCAAAACTTTAGTATCAGTGGTCGCTGGAATTACTTGGTCAATTGGTTCGCCCAAAGTGCCTGTGCCAATAACAATAGCAGCAGGAACTTGTGAACCGTCAGCAGCAGCCTGTTTGGAAACAATGTATTTACCAGAGGCTGTGATTTTTCCCAACACAGTGCCAACTTTATAAGTGGTTTGTGCTGATTCATTAACAGTGACTAATTCATTAAACAGGTCTACTGCTTCTGAATCATATTTCTTAATCAAATTGCTAAGAGCTTGTGTTGCAGTGGCGATAACGGCCATAATTAATTTCCTTTATTATTTTTGTTTTTTATTGTATTTTGCCGAAAGGATTTTTTCTTCAGCTGTTACACCAGAGTTGTCAGCAACAACAGAGGCCCCTACTTCTTTAAATGATTCTTCTTCTTTTTCTAACGTAGTGGCAAGGGCTGCACATACAGCCTCAAAAGCTACATCGTCCAAAGAGGAAGTTGCTGTCATTGTTGCATCTGCTTTTGCAGTACCTACAAGAGCTAACAAAGTAGCCTTGCGTTTGTCAGCTTTCTCTTGCAGGGCTTTCTCAGCCATTGCAGCATTAAAAGCTTCTGCTTCAGCCAATTTAGCTGTAGCTGCTTCAAGAGCTGCTGACAAGCTAGAATGTTCTACTTCAAATTGTGCAAGCTTTTCCAATACGCTGGAAAGCTCCGCTGTCTTACTGTTTAAAAGCTCATTTGCTGAAGCTAAGGCAGATTGGACAGAAGCCAATTCGCTCATTTCAGCAGGGGCAGAGCCTCCAAGTTTATTAACTAATGCCTTCAGCATCTAATGCTCCTATCGTTTTATTTTGCTTCTGAGCTACATAATCAATAAATTCTGATTTAGTGGCTACTTTATTAACTAAGCCAAGAGCTAATGCATCTTTAGCATTAAACACTTTTGCTTGAGTTGATTTAATGGCTTCAACGCTGAGGCCAGTGTATTTGGATACGTGATTGCAGAAGTCTTTGTAGAGGCTGTCAACAGATTCTTGTAAACCATCTAGGAAGGATTGCTTCCAGCTGCCATCTTCAGCAAAAGGAATCTTTTCTTCTCCGGCATAAATGAATGTGCGTTGATAGCCTTCCATTTTTAAGGCTTCTGAGTTGTTGATGATTGTGCATACAACACCAATGCTTCCAACATCTGATGCAGGATTTGCTACCACTTCATCACACATACAAGCCAGTGCGTAAGCAGCTGAGCAAGCTTGTCCATCAACATAGGCTACGAGATATACACCTGCTTCATCACATTTCTTACGAATTTCATTCGCTGATTCGAAACATCCGTAGCATTCGCCCCCACCACTATCAAAATTAAGGATAATTGTGTTAGCACCACTATCAATCATTTCTGTAACATCATTCAGCAAATCTTGATACGACATTCCTACTTCGCCACATAGAGAATCTACTGGCCTATATGTGAGAGCACCAAAAATATCAATAACTCCAACACCAGACATAGGATCATAACGATCTTCGTCCTCACCCTCACCACCATCTTCTCCGCCATCAAGGCGCATGGCTTCAATCTTCAGATACTCTCCAAGGTTTCTATTGTCAAGATAGCTTGAAATTGCATTGAAAGACTTCATTGAAAGATAATGTGGCTTACTGTAGAACTCCTGTGTGAGCCTGATTAAAGGCATTTGTTTTTTATTTTTTGCCATTATTTGCCTTATAACTTGTTAGCCATTGGGTGAAATTATCGTCAAGATGTGGAACCCATCCAGATTTTAATAGTTTAAAAATATTTTTTACCTGTGTTTCTGACTTACCGCACACTTGCCCAAAATGATAATAGCTACTAAAATTCCCAGAATGCTCTTGATATATACTAAAAAGCTTATCAGCTTCAGCCCAAGTACACTTGTTCTTCCTAGCATTTAGCCAAGGATTTCTTGTTATTGTTTCTTTTCTTTTTTCTAAAGACTCTTTTGGCCTTGGAATACCTTTCTTGCTTTCAGACATTCTAATACAATAGTCTTTTGGCATAACTCTGCCAGTGAAAGCTATAGACATTCTTTTCCTTGTTTCTTCTGAAACAACTCTAGATTTAACATGATCTGAAATTTTCTTTCTGGCCTCTGGGGACATAATTCTTCCATATCCGCCTTTATTTCCGCCAATCTGTAAATTCCATCCAATCTTAAAATCTGGCCTTAGTTTTTCTTCAATATACAAACAATAATCTGTATCAGCTTCGACTATTGTAGACACAATTAGTTTATCACCATATTTCTTTATGTTATTGTATATAGGATAATTAGGACATCTTGAACTTCTAGACTCTTTAAGATGTCCTTTGTATCTTTCTTCAACAGTCTTGCTAGTAAATCCAATATAACCTTCGGTGAACATGTCTGTGTGCTCTGGCAGGTGTATCCAATAAACAAATGCCATAACTACCCCCGGTTCTCAAAATTTAAATCCGAGGTGTTATTCTTAGCAACACTA